CGTACTGATACAAGAAATAGAGCTGACAACAGCTGAGTTTGACCAAACACCCATTCCGTTTCTTGTTCTAACCATTGTGCTAGTTGCCTGCTGTAAAGTTCCTGAAATATAAGTAAACGGTTTAACTCCAGAGGAGTTGCATCCAGTCATACTGATAGCAGTAGAGCCAACTGCACCGCCACCAGCTACAGTTCCAAGCGTTCCAACATCTAATCGAGTTGAGTTATTGCTTGATGAGCTCAGTAACTGCCGATCGTATGCTGCGCCTAGTGCTGTGCTAAATCCTGCTGAGCGATAATTTGTGCCAGTATCTGCGTTAAATCTAATTTCTAAAGTTGTTGATGCTGTACCGCAATCCCAGCCTTCAATTAAAAAAAGGAAATCATCATAACCAGAAAGGCCTGAAACAGTTATAGTAGAAGCTGCGGTTAAATTAGTTGTACTTAATAAACTATAAGATTTTGCGCTAGGTGCAGGAGCCGCAGCCCAACTAGGAACACCACCGGCAACGGTTAAAACTTGTCCAGTAGTTCCAATAGCTAAGCGAGTGTTTGTGTTTGCTGTTGCAGATCGATATTCGAGATCGCCTAGTGTGGTTGAAGGGTTAAGTGCCTTGGTTGTGGTATCTACTGATGAGCCAAGGGTACGAATAGCGGCAGCGCCATCTTTGACCAAGCTCGTATCATCTGGGGTAGTCCACCCATAATTTGTAGTCGTTGCCATGTGTCTCCTTGATTAGGCTACTATTGTAGCGTTATTCCAGTCTAAAGTAGGACTTAATGTGTTCCATGTCTCTGTAATAGGTACGCTGTTCCATCTAAACGCCTGTAGCGAGTAAGCAACTGGCGAGACGATAACAGTAAGATCTAGCGCGTTAAATCGGGTAGTCCAAGTCCAGCCTTCTACAAACCCTTGGTAACGCCCATTGGCAATATTAAGAGGTAGATCCTCGATGTCTAGCGGTAAACCCATAAAGATATTAAAGGCTTGATCTCTAGAAGCATCTGGAATATTAGGGTTAGCCATAGGGAAAGTAATGCTCTTAAATTGATACTCAGGATAGGCTCTAATATCTAAGTAGAACTCCGCTTGGCTTAACGCATCTGCTCCGTTTTCAATGCTAGTAATTATGTTTTGGGCTTGAGTGCCATATACAGCAATAGATGCAGCTTCTTCGGCTGTTTCTTGCTGGCCATTCTTATAGGTAATAGTTACCTTGTTGCGTATATCACCTAGGCGCTTAGAACTTGCTATGCCATTAGCGTAAGCCCAGCCTCCATCGACATAGGCATAGCCGTTAGCCGCTAGATATTGGGATCTATGAGTCGAATCTGCGTATCCAATACGGCCTGAAGCATCTTCGTAAATATAACCAAGGCCAGAGGTTGCAAGTGCTGCTACTAGCGAGTAAACATCTGTAGTAGAAGCTGATCTATCCGTCAACTCGTAATCTCCTGGACGATCAATCTCGCCAAGTCCAGAGTTCTCAGCATTAGCCCAAGTAACCGTAGGATCGTAAGAGTTCCATGTTTCGGCAGGAGGTACTTCGTTCCATTGATCAAACAAGACGGCTTGCAAAACTTCGTAGATTTGATCGCCATCAAAGTCTTTATTAAGTACGCCTTCAGTAAGAGTCTTAGGGAGTTTGGATAATGCCCCTAGAGCCGTAACTGTTACATTCTGAGTAATAACTGGTTCGCCTGTTGCTACGACTATATCGATGTCTGATATATCTCCGCCAAAGATAGGGATATATGTGCCTAAAGAGTTTTTAATCTTAACCACAATAGAATCATTTACATCAAAGGCTATAGCTGATTGATCTAGATTCTTAATAGTAAATCGGCAATAGCCCGCTACTGGCTGACTGTAGATATCAGTACGGCCTGAAGTAATAATAAGATCGGATAGGACTAGGTTTGTAATATCACCTAGCCCGTTAAGTTCTACCGCCCAATCGGGTGTCCATAGTGTCAATTTAGAATACCGCCGCCACCAAGAGTTCCTCGAGCTTGAGAGTCGTTAAGGATGCTTACGATCTGGCGAGCCGTTGACTCGCTATCTATAGCTCCGTTAACTGTAATATTGGTAGTGCCTGCTCCTGCATAAACAAACTTCGGTACAGTAGGGCTTGGAACAGGGCTAGGCGCAGAAGGCGTTGTAGAGCCGCCAAAGGATGCACCTGAGAAGAAGTTACCTACTGCGCTTCCTGCGCTTTTTATAACATCTATAATGCCTTTAATGGTGTCATAGATTCTAGTAAGTTGACTTACAAAACCAGCAAAGCCATCAATAACCCCGGCAATAATATTACCTAAAACCGTAAAGGCTGCTCCTAAAGTTTTACCAAGAATAGGAGCTAGTGTGTCTTTGGCAAAATTAGCGATGACTTTCATAAGGTTAAAGAATGGCTGTAACTCGTCATTGTTAGCCACTAAAGAATCTTTGACTGTGTTAAATGCGTTACGCAAGCCAGTAAGAATTGGCTGAATAAACTCGATAACAGGTTTTAATTTATCTTCTATATTGCTAGTAAAGTTCTGAATAGCAGGAATAACTTTTTGGACTATAAGAGTTACCATAGGAGTTATAGCATCAAGAATATAAGCGCCTACTGTTTCCTTGCCTTCATCAAAGGCTATCTGTAAGCGTGTTAACTTGCCTTGAAAAGTGTCTGCTTTAGCAGATGCCTGGTTCTCGAAAGTATCGGCTAACTTAGCGGTAATCTCATCCATGCTCATAGTCTTTAATTGAGCAGATGTTAAACCTATACCTAATTTACCAAGGGCTGCGGTATTACCTTCAGCCGCTTTAGCCATAGCATTAGTAACAGCTTCTAAAGACTTGCCAGAACCAGCAGATACATCGATCGCTACGGCCTGAAGTTTTTGGGCTTTCTCTAAATCTCCAGTAGCCCGAGACAAGCGCTCTAACGATGGTCTTAATTCATCATCTGTTACACCTACGGCTAAAGATGTTTTAGTTATGTAATCTTCTGTAGCGGCTATCTGATTATCAGTAGCGCCTGTAACATTCTTAAGAGTAAGGGCTAATTTGGTTTGAGCTGCTGCATCTTCAATAGCAGCCTTAACGCCATCTATGGCTAACTTGCCTGCATAGGCTACGGCTGCGGCTCCTGCTGCTGCAAAGGCTAACCCTGCCTTCTTGCCAAACTCTGCTGTCTTATCTCCAAAGGTCTGCACATCTTTATCTGCGCCTTTAAGGTTCTTGGTAAAGTTATCGACATCGGCTAATAGCTTGAGCGTTAATGCTCTTGTACCTGTTGCCATTAGCCCCACTCCTTCAATACTTTAGAAAACGACTCAGTCCATCTAGCGACTATCTCAGGTTGGATCCTGCGAAGTGTCGGATAAATAAACCATCCCTTAGAGCCTCGACCTTGACGGCCTGACCAAACAGGGAACTGCTTAAACTTGTTAGAACCAAACTCTGAACCGCCCCAGATATCTCTAGTGGTTGCCCCACCTGAAAACTTCTGAGAAGCAAAGCCGTAAGTAATTTCACCTATTCGGCTTGACTTTTTAACCCTGGATCCTTCTGCAATACGGCCTGCTACATTACGATTACGAACAGATTGCGCTGTCTGAATAACCTCAGCCCTAGCAAACTCAGCGAGAGCGCCTGATTGGCGCTTAGCCTCTTCTGTGGCTTGCTCATCCATATTTCTAAGAGCCTTAAAGACTGCTCGGAGTTGCGTTTGATCGAGAGCTACTAACTCATCGGCCATTGCGTTCCTCCAATATCTCTATAGCTGTAAGAATATCCTCGGCTGTTCGCCATTGATCCATAGGGATATGTGTGGCTATTGCCAGTTCTACTAAGAGTCGGCTTACGCTTCCTCTTGCGTGACTTTTGGGTCTCCTTCACCTACTTCAACATCGGCTACTGATTCCATCCAGACATCTAGTGTCTTGGTTGGCTTTCCGCCTGCATCTCTTTTCATAGCGCTGTGTGCCACATAAAGGATGTCCCACATTCCGCCAAACTGAGAGATAACCTTTTTTGTAGTCATCTCCCAGCGGGCGTAATCTGGCGGGCGAACCATGTAAGTAGTTTCGGATCCGTCTGTATATTTAATTGTTATTTGCTGTTGCATTGTTTGCTCCCGTTTCTAGTTTTTAACTGAATGTTTCGACTACTGCGCCCTTTGATACCTTGAATGTAAAGTCTACAGTCTGGGCATCTGTTCCCGCGCCTCCTGCTGTTGGAAACTCAGGCATAATTGGAAATACGAATTGAGCGCCTGTAGCAGCTGTAAGAGTTACGCTGATATCTGTATCTGGCGCTGACTCTGCCGCTGCCCATAGAGCCTCGCATACTGATCCTGTTTTGCCCCAGTCTGCAAGCATTGATAGAGCAAAAGTGCCCTCAATATTTACCGTCTTGTAAGCTTCGCCATCGAGAGTCTGGTATGTCTCACGAACATTAGTCTTTGTAAGAACTGCGCTTGTTGCTTGTGCTTCGATATCTGTTCCACCTGTGAAAGATAGAGAAATATCGCGACCTGTGATTAC